TCACCGACGTCTGCCACATCGTGGCCAGCGCCCGCGGGTCGATGCTGATCCATTCGCCGCGCAGCCGGATGACGTTGGGCCGGTCCTGCTGTCTGGCCATCATCTTGAGGATGCCGGCATACAGCGGTGCGAGCCCGGTCTCGGCCAAGGTGCGCGCCATCATGTCCAGCCGGTCCTGCGCCGCCGAGGTCTGCTGGCTCACCGCCACCGGCGTGGTGCTCTGCAACTGGTCGAGTGATAGCCCTTGGCTCGCCCGCGTAATCCCGGTGCGGTTCTCGCGCACCGCCTCCAGCACCTCCATCACCGGCAGCGCCTCTTTGCCGGCGAACGGCTTCACCAGCTCGGTCACCGCGCCCGGCTGGGTGATGCGAATGATCGAGCCGATCGCGGTCTGCCGCACGTCCTGCAAATTCGCCTGGCCGAGCACCACCGCGGTGCGCGGGAACATGCTCTGCCCCAGGCTGTCCAGCACCGCGCGCATCACCCGCGTCTCGGTGCGCTGCAAATCCATGACCATGTCGGCCTGCGACGATCCGATAATCCTTCCGGGTTCCCTGTATGGAGTGAAACAGGCCAATGGGATCTCGTCGGTGCGCTCCCACTGCACTAGCTCAGTGGCGTTGCCCAGCATGTGCACGTGCAGCAATTCGGCGCGGTGGTCGTTGTCGGCGTCGCAGCGGACCCAACCCTCGGCGTAGCGCACCAGCTGCATACTGCGGTCGTTCGGCGCGGAGCCGCGGATGTTGTGGCCGGACGCCTCGTTGCGCGCGATCGCCTCGCGCCGCCGCAGCGGGCTCATCATGCTGTCGAGGTGCCGCATCACCTTGTCCTCCGGCAGCCCCATCTCGATGAGGTCGGACGCCGGCACATCCCTCACATGGAAGATGCCGCGCGCGCCCTCCACCGTATTGGCGTCCGCCACCACCCACACGCATTCGGAGGGCACCGCCTCGACCACCGGCCAGTTCTGCGCCGCGTGCCGCGTCAAGGTCGCACTCCAATACTCCGGTGCGCCGCCCTGGCTCAAATACATCGCCACTTCTGGCACCTTCGCCAACAGCTGCAATTCGCTCGGCTGGATCGGCCGGCGGATGATGCGCTGCGCCTCGATGCCGGGCTCAGCCAGCAAGCCCTGCAACTGCGGCAGCAGCAGGTTCTCGCACACCTCGGTGCGCGTGACCTCACGCTTGCCCCAGTGCCACCGCGCCCAGCCGGCCTTGCGGGTCAGCGCATCGAGCAGCACGTCGTGCAAGATTTGCCAACCAGAATTACAATTGAATAATGCCCATCTACAATAATCCGTAGCTTGTCTGGCTAAGGTCGTCGCAAGTTTATCATCGCCCGTCACATCGGCGCTGATTGGCTCGAACGAAACCGGATCTTCTACTCCAGTGAAGACCCGAAGCAGGCTAGGCAATGTTGCCCTGATGGTATCGCGCACCACCGTGAGCACCATTTGACTACGCCCGGGTTCTTCGTCCCCGAGCGGTCTACCGGCATAATACTGCGATGCCGTGATGCGCTCGCGGCTCAGGTAGGTGTCATAATTTTGGGCTATTTTAAAGTAATATCGGGCTATATCAGCAATCTCGGTGTCTGGCTTGCCGAGCCGCTCGTACACAAACTCCTGTTGCCAAGCCGCCGATGTCGGTACCAGCGTCGCACGCAATCCTGCGGCATACGGCCGCAGCATCCCAGGCAGGCTCTCGTCGCTGTCCGGCGGCAGCGTGGTATCGGACGGACCCTTGCTCAAGTTGGCGAAGATCTGGTCGTGGCCTGGCGGCTGCCCGGTCGGGCGCATCAACCCTTGCAGCGGCGGCACCGGCGGCGGCTGGCTGCTCTGCCACATCGACGGCGCCAGTAGTCCGCCCCCGCCAGGCTGCATCCCACCGATGCCGCCAATGCCGCCCGTTTCTGGTCCGCCTGGACGCACCGGTCCTGGCGGTAGCGGTGGCTGTATGCTGCTGGAGCCACTCATGACGCGTTGCCCTTTCGGCGCTTGGCACGTTGGTACTCGCGCGCCCGTGTCCTGCCGCACTCTCGGCACACTCGCATGCCCGATTTGTCTCGGAGCGTGTTCTCGGGCATCAGATGCGCCCTAGCAGTAGCAGCACCAGCAGGATCACCACGATCAGGCCGATGCCGCCCATGCCGTAGCCATATGCGGGATAGCTGCCGTAATAGCCGCCGCGCCACCCCCAGCCGCCGCCAAGCACCAGCAGCACCACCAACACCACCACGATCAGCGCAATTGGGCTCATCGCTAATACTCCTAAGTCTCGCGGTTCGGCCCAGCCCACCATTGCGGCGGCATCTGCCCGCGGGTGTGTCCGGGATAGTTGTAGTCAAGCGTCATCGGGTCGGCCGTGTAGGTATTAGGATCAATCGCGCGGAACCGCGTGTCGGGGGTGAGCGCCTGCGGTGACTGCGACGGCAGATTGCCCATCCAAGTGTCTGCCGGTGCCGCCTGCATCGCTGCCGTGCGGGCTGCAATTTGGGTGTAAAGATCACGCAGCGCATCCCGTCGCGTGTCATCGTCGATCCCCAGCAAGCCCGGCATCGCTAATACTCCATCCCAGCTATTCTAGGCCGTAGTGGCATCTGCGCATACAACCCGGCGTCGCTCTGGCTGCTCACCATCATCCCGGCCTCCGCCAGCGTGAGCAGGAACGCATCGGCCCGATCCGGCGACGCCAACCCGCGCGCGCGCATCTGCTGCTTGCTCTCGATCTGCACCCGGCCGTCGCTGGTGTAGGTGTAGCGTGGCGCCACCAGGTCATCGCGGAGCTGCTCGTCACGCGGCAGCCGGCACATGCGCGACGCCAACCATTCGCGGCCACGGCCCCACAGTTCATCGCGCAGCCGCACATATCTGCCGGTCGTCGAGGGCGCTTCGCCGACGTTGACGGCCAGGATCGGCACGCCCTGTTCCATCAGCCGGTCAGCCACACCAGCACCGATGCCGATCGCGTCGATCGCAATGAGCGCCGGCTTGTTGTTGGCCATCAGGTCGTATTCGTGCTTCACCGCGCCCGCGAGCATCATGGTATCAAACTGCCGCCACACCCTGGGCGGCTCGGTCACCACATAGCCGCGGCGCTTGATTAGTACCGACGAGTCATCGCCGAAACGCGCCACATCGAGGCCCCATATCTCGCTCTTGGCGTAGTCCAGCGCCACATCGCGCTGCATTGCCTGATCGACCAACTCGCCGGCAATGAAGGTGTCGCTGTCGGCCTCGGGAAACTCACCCAGAACACGCACGCGATACGCAGTGGAGTTGAGGCCGTAGCGGTCGGCGTGCTCTTGGACGAACTCGGCGGTGACGCGCGGGCTGTCGAGGCCTGAGACCTTCATGGTAAACCAGCGCCCGCGTTCCGTCGCGTGCGTGCGCCAGAAGAACCCCGTGCTGCGCGTTGGATTACCGATCAGGATCGTGGTCGCACCGGCTGACGACATGCTTCCGGCCGCCGCCTCAAACACCGGCTCGGCGATGCCCGACGCCTCGTCGCACACCAGCAGCACGTTGGTACTGTGCACGCCTTGCATGCTCTCTGGCGTCTCCGGTCGGCTGGTGCGCGCGGTGACGAAGCTTTCCGGGTCGGCCTTGAGTTTGAGGTGATCCGATGTGAGATCCCACAGCGACTGCCACGCGGGCGGCAGCGTCTTGTGCCACTTGAGCAACTCGGGCCAGAGCACGTCGAATAACTGCGGCGATGTCGGCGCAGTCGCGACCGCCTTGAACGGCGCGCGTGTATTGCAGAACCACACCAGCGCCCATGCAGCGAACGCGCTCTTACCCGTGCCATGTCCCGACCGAATGCTGATGCGAGTGTGGCCGCGAGCAAGCGCGCGCAGTGCTTCGAGTTGCCACTTGTCCGGCTCAGCCTTGAGCACCTCGCGCACGAATGCGATCGGCGCGCGTACGTATCGCGCCATGGCGGTGTCGAACGGATTGGCGCTGGCGCTGATGGCTTTGGCCCAGTCGAACGGCTCGGTCGGGTGTTGGAGGTTGAGCGCCATCGCTATTCCAGCGCCGGTTCTAGCAGATTCGGTGGCGTTCCCGGCGCTGTATCTACGTCTGTATGCTCCGCCTCGAACACACGATCGCCGTTGATCTGGTCGGAGATGGATCTTGCGGCAATGAGATGCAGGAACGTGACCCTCTCGCCGGTAGTTGCATCGGTAACTGATTGCGGTGGCTTGCCGAAACCGCGATCCCACAGCGCTATCACTGCTGCGAGGCGGATCTTTGGATCGGGATCTTCCATCAACGCTGCGGCGACTTGAACGCCACGCGGGCCATGCTCGCGGCATAACGCAGCAATGTCGACCAGTGCAGGCGCTCGACCGGCAGGATTTCCGCTCTGACCAGGCCTCCAACCCGGCCGGAGATTAGCAAGGCTCCGCTCATTTGCTGCTCGGCTGCCAGCACCGGCTTGCGCGCTATCGCTCATCGGAACGCGCACCTGCGCATGCGATAGCAGCGCCAGCGGAGCCAGCGGACGAAGTGGGTCATCATGCGAGCCTCGCGAAAATAGTTTCGGGGCGGTGAAGAAATACCTTGCATCGTGACTCACGATGGTGCATATTGTGGTTATCGAAACACGCAACGGAGCAACGACGATGACCGACTACACGAAGCGCAGGATGCTGGATCTTCCCAGAGTGGCGGGCGTCGGGATTGGCGACATTTTCACGAACAGCCAAGCCGCGCGCATCGGCTGGAAAGCTATGCAGGACGTTGGGCTGCAGTTCACGTGCCCGAATCAATGGGAGACGCCCAAGGCGCAACGGCGCTGGACCGCAGAGGCGGCCTGAACGGCGTGCGGCAACGCAACGAACGGAGTGATGACGATGAGCACGAGCATTTCCTACAAGGGCTGCACGATCAGCCGCACGAACACGTCGACCTCGGTGCTGCGGTCCTACTTTGGATCGCTGAGCACGCACGAGGTTTACGTCCCGCTCTACGAGATCGAGGGAGCGGTAAACAAGCCTCGCGGACTGCGGCCGTTCATCACCAGCATTGCGGAAGCCAAGGACTACATCAGCGAGGCGTTGGACGCCGCCCCCGAAATCGACGCGCTGGACGACTTCAACTGGGTCGGCTCCAGGCACCACTACTGAGCGCCGCGCGGCAACGCAACGAACGGAGTAACGACGATGGCGGAGCCGGATCTTGGGTTGCTGCAGGCGATGGTCCAGCGTGTGCTGGACAAGTTGGGCGAGCACGACACGTGGCAGGTGGAGACGAGCAAGCGGCTGGTGGCGATCGAGCGGCACATCGCGGCGGTGCGGCGTGATGCGGTGCTGGACGGCGAGAGCGTGACGAACGTCGAGGAGCGGGTTGACGCGTTGTCGGCGCGGATTGCGCGGATCGAGCGGCGGCTGGAGCTTGCCGGCTGATGCGTCGCATCGGCGAGCGGGCGCTGACGGCGGCGGAGCGGCAGGCGCGGCGCCACGCCAAGGCCGCGCAGAGGCTCCAGGACGCCCGCGAGGCGCTGGAGGCTGTGGTAGCCGCCAAGACGACCCAGGAGGCGCGTAGCGTGGCGCTGAGGGCGCTAGCGGGCATGTCTGGCGAGCCGCGGTGATCATGCGGCGCTTCTCTCGTCGTTTGGGTTAGGATCGTCGTCGTCGAGGCGGA